CCCTGCCGGGTCTGCAATGTTGCGCGAGTGGGGGCCGCTGGCCGGCCCACTTCGCACTGGTTCAACTCTTGTTTCTGATGCAGGCAAGAAGATTTCTTCCACTATCGATAGTCTGCGCGATCCTCGCGATACTCGCGAGGAAGTTAAATTGCTTGGTATGTCTCCAGAGGAGCAAAAAAAATACATTCTACAAATGGCTAAAAAGCAGCAGGAAGAAGCAAAAAAGCGGAAAGCTTCTTCCGCTCGACGTGTACCTAAATCCAACTATCATCCTATTACTTATTTCGGAGGTTACTAATCTAATGAAGTTTAGGAAAAAACTCTCTCGCCGTTCTTCGCGTAAAAATTTTCGCAGGAATTCCGGCACACACAAGCGCAATAATCGCGTTTCACCTATGCGCGGCGGATTCCGCATATAGTTACTTCTAAGCCGCTGGCCACCGCCTGGCGCGAGAATGGGCCCTACGCGCGCTCGTCGGAGCGCCTAAGCGGTGGCAGCAGCGGCGTTTTATTCGAGCCTTTTAAAAAATTAACGAAAGGGTATTTTATGGCTTGCTACCATCCACTGAAAGCGTATCGCTCTTCCATTTACCGAACAGATAAAGGTAAATCCAAAATCGTTTTTAACTCCAAAGACGCTGGCCCTAATCCAGAGCTTATAGAACTCCCTTGTGGCCAATGCATCGGCTGCCGTCTCGAACGCTCCAGACAATGGGCTATTCGTTGCGTCCACGAAGCCTCCTTATATAACAATAATTCTTTCATTACCCTTACTTTTTCAACAGAACACTTAAACTCCTCTGGTACCCTCGTAAAGGCCGATTTCCAGAAATTTATGAAACGGCTGCGCAAGCTGCATCACGGCTGCGATCAATTCCCGATGGGTTCCGGCAAATACCCCATCCGATATTTTCATTGCGGAGAGTATGGGTCTTCTTTTCAGCGCCCACACCATCACGCTTGTTTATTCAACTTTGATTTTCCTGATAAGGTCCTTTGGGCCGTAAAAAATGGCAATCGCCTTTATACCTCTGATACTCTTTCTTCTCTCTGGCCTTTTGGTTACTCAATCATTGGTGACGTTACTTGGGAAAGTGCGGCGTATGTAGCGCGGTACATAACAAAAAAAGTAAACGGTTCGGCTGCACTTGAACACTATTCAGATATTGATTTAGATACTGGTGAATTGCTAAATGTCCGATTACCTGAATATACTACTATGTCTCGGCGGCCCGGCATCGGCCGGGCTTGGTTTGAAAAACATTCATCCGATGTTTACCCGAAAGATTTTATTACTTATAACGGAAAGAAATTCAATCCACCTAAGTACTATGATTCTATTTTTGATATTGACAATCCTCAAGAATTTGCTAAAGTGAAAAAAAGACGTAAAGCTGAACAACTTAAACATTCCGACAATTGTACACCTCAGCGGTTGGCTGTGCGCGAGGAAGTACAAAAAATTAAAGCAAAGCAGCTAATAAGGAATCTTGAAAATGATAGTTAAAGTTTTCACATTATTTGACAAAAAGGCAGCAGTATTTCATCCGCCCGTTTATTTGCATACCGAAGGCGAGGCCCGAAGGCATTTCGCTATGGCCTCTTCACAAAATCCAAGCAATTCCATAGGTGCTTACCCGGAAGATTTCGACGTTTACCAGCTGGGCGAGTTTTGCGATAATGAAGGCAAGTACTCGTGTGATTCCCCTCGGTTTGTCTGCAATTTGACTGATTGCGGAGGTTCTACTAATGAGTGAATTCTTAAGCTCCCGGGCGCTTCGGCGCCCATCTACTGTTGATTTGGGTGGTGAAGCTCTAACGGAGCAGCACCATAAAAACGAAGCCAACATAAATAACATTGTTGGCAAGTATAATAAAACTGGCCTTTTGCCTCAGGCGAACGGCGCATTTTTTGGAGACGTGAGCAATGTCCATTCCTATACAGATTGCCTTGATTGTCTTAGAGACAGTGAGGAATATTTTAAGTCTCTTCCTTCCGTTGTGAGAAAGAGATTTCGCAATTCCCCGGAGGAACTTTGCGAGTTCCTTCTTGATTCTAATAACCGCGAGGAGGCGGTTAAGCTGGGCCTTTTGCGCCCTGAGGCTACTATTGAGCCTCCTGTTGTTGTATCGCCCCCGGAGGGCGATTTGAAGCCCGTATAAAGTTTAGGGCGCCAGTCGTACCAGTTGCCTTCTTGATGTAACTGGTACGACTGACACCAAAACGGAGAAAGATTATGAAAAGATTAAATAAACCCCTTCCCTCGGTTATGTCTCACGACTTTTCAAAAGTTCCTGATGTTAAATCCCCGCGCTCTTCTTTTAGGCGTCCACACGGATACAAAACAACGTTTGACTCTGGGTATTTGATTCCAGTGTATATTGATGAAGCCTTACCGGGCGATACCTTTAAGGTAAATATGTCTGCTATCGCTCGCTTGATTACGCCTATTGTTCCCGTTATGGACAACCTGTATCTGGACGTCCAGTTTTTCGCGGTTCCTAATCGGCTTCTCTGGGACAACTGGCAAAAGTTTATGGGCGAGCAGGATAATCCCGGTGATTCCACGGACTACCTGCTCCCCGTTGTTGACTCTGGCTCTGGTTTCGCAGGCGGCGATATTGCCGATTACTTCGGCCTCCCGCTCGATGTGGCCGATTTAGAAGTCTCTGCGCTTCATTTCCGCGCATATAACCTCGTCTGGAACGAATGGTATCGCGATCAAAACCTTCAAGATTCTGTTGCGGTGAATAAGCACGATGGCCCCGATGTCGCTTCTAACTATACTCTACTTCGCCGTGGAAAACGGCACGATTATTTTACTTCGTGCCTCCCTTGGCCTCAAAAGGGCGTTGGCGTTGAGCTGCCGCTTGGCTCCGTGGCTCCTATTATCTCAAACAATGAGGATATTCTCTTTTCCAATGGTTCCACTTACTCTGATTTACCTCTTCGCACTGGTATCAACGCTGGCGAGGTTCTTTCCTATGGCGCGGTAAACGCAACTTACGATTATCCCACAAAGTTTGGTTCCGAAACTGGCTTACTTGCTGATTTGTCAGATGCTACCGCTGCAACTATTAATTCTCTGCGTGAAGCTTTCCAGCTTCAGCGACTGCTCGAACGAGACGCACGTGGTGGTACACGTTATACTGAAATTCTACGTAGCCACTTCGGCGTGGTTTCTCCTGATGCTCGGCTTCAGCGCCCGGAGTATCTCGGTGGCGGTACGTCTCGTATTACCGTTGATCCAATTCCTACGACTGGCGGCGGTGCAACTGGCCGACAAGTCGGCGACCTCGGCGCTGCCGGCTTTGGTATTACTTCTGGCATCGGTTTTTCTAAGTCATTTGTAGAGCATTCTGTTATTATCGGCCTTGCCTCTGTTCGCGCAGACCTCACTTACCAACGTGGTTTAAATCGGATGTGGTCG